CGCCGGTACGGTGATGGACGTGGAGAGCTTGTCCGAGGCGCTTAAGGGCTATCAAAGCCAGGATTGGGGGCGGTCCTACATCCAGGCGAACAACGAGGTCTTCAGCATCGTGGGCCAGTACCTCGCCCTGGCCGAGAAGGTGGCTCGACGGCAGGAGGTCATGGTAGCATGAACCGCCTCGTGCGCGAGAAGAACGGGCAGTTCCGCACGATCAACGGCTACGGCCAGAAGGCCGATCACATCTACCGTCGATGGGAGATCCGGTTCCACCGGCAGGTGTCGAGCCGGGAGATAGGCGACATCTGGGCCAGGACCACCGCTGGCGTCTACATCGGACACATCAGCATATACGGATTGGACTTCGAGACGATGACCTACCCCAGCATGGCGCAGGTAGCAAGGGCCATCGATGCCTGGTGGATCGAGATGGGCCACCGCTACGGGTGGAAAGAAGCCGACTGCGACAGGGCTACATCCATATTCAAGTGAGGGCGAGAATGGACCTGGATACGACAAAGACCGACTACGAACGCGACGGGGTGGCGAAGATTCCCGCCGTGTTCACGAAGGATGAGGCGGACTTTATCCGCGCAGCAGCGATCACCAGCCTGGAAGGATCGCATCCAGACAAGCCCTACCGATCCGGCCAGAGGCTGCAGACCAGAACCGTGACCCACGGCAGCGTGACTGCATGGTTCCCGTCCATACTGTTCTGGCCGGCATTGGGGAAAGGGTACTTGGACGGTGTCCGAACAGACCCACGGATGCAGGAGATCGTGCAACGTTTCCTCGGTCCAGACGTGAAGCAGCTCAACAATCAGGTTTACTTCCGGATGCCCGGAGACGGCGACGCCTTCAACTGGCACCAGGACGTGATGTTCAGGAAGGGTCTGGCAGACGGGCACCGCATCGCCGAGGACTACCTCCAGACCGTGATCTGCGTGGACGAACAGGATGGGGAGAATGGGGCACTGCTGTTCAAGGTCGGATCGCACTGCCTGGGCGACAGGAATCTCGTAGAAAAAGCCCACCTCCGAGATGCGCCTGACCTCCGAGATGGAGGGCTACCAACAGAAGCGCCGGAAATTTTGAGGATACGTGCCCAGCCCGGAGACGTGCTGATCTGGAACGTGATGTCCATCCATGGAAGCCTGCCTAACACCTCCAGCGGTCCCAGGATGACCTACATGAACGGTTTTAGCCGAGCCCGGTCCAGCGAGGCCTGGCCGTGGTATCTGAAGGGTGGGCAGATTCAACCCGCAGACCCGGAAGCAATCCCGTACACCTAACTAACCCGAGAGGCCCACAATGGCAGGACCGAACCAGCCCAAGCCGTCAGATCCGGCACCGTCCCCGACCCAGACCGTCACCCTGACGCTGGAGGAGATCGGCAAACTTACGCAGCAGGCAGCCGAAGCAGCCGTCGCTAAATTCCAGGCGACCATTCTACCACAGGGCCAACCACAGACAGCCGGGCCCAGGCGCATGACCAACGCCGAGTTTGCTGCCCAGGGCCACGACCCCGGCAAGCAGACCCAGGAGGACGTCGCTGTCGTGGCGGCCACCGTTGGACCTGCCAGTCATTACCCGGGGTTCGTGCCGCACGTCCCGGAGGTCATCGCCAAGAGGGACCTGGACGCACATAATGCCCTGATCGGACGCCTGGAGGGCATGGGCTACGTGGTCTACCTGGACCGGGTCGAGTTTAAGGCCCGATGGGAGCCTACCGAGAGCAAGATGATGGGCGACAAGGTCGTCCGAGCCCGGAAATTCGCCGATGACGGCGTGTCCAACCCACCGGAGCCGAAAGCGGCTGCCCCCATGTTGACGAAGCTCTACGCCCTGGATGCCCAGCACAGCAGGCTATGGTTGCTGGGGTGGCAGCGAGGGAAGGCCCCGTCCGGAGACCGGACGATCGACGATATGGCAGCCGCCGAGAACCGTCAGGGGAGCCTGGCTGCGATCCGTGGGAACGAGCTGTCAAAGGTCGAGGGCGGACACTTCTCCCACCTCGACAACCTGGGCGGAGAAGGCATCGGTATGGAGAACCAGAAGCTGGCCCCGGTGGAGGCATAGCGATCCGTGACACCAACCGCACTCATGACCATCGCCCTCCGACGAGCCGGGTACAATTCCCCTGGAGTGACCGACTTCAACGTGGCCAGGTCATACCTGAACATCGTCAAGACCGAGGTCGAAACTGCCTCCAAGTGGAGATTCCTCTACCTGACGACCTCTATCACCACGGTGGCAGACCAGCCCGGCTACGACCTGGCATCCGACGTGCTGATGCCGTTCCAGTTCTGGGATACGAGCAACGGGCGCGTGCTCGAAGTGCGAAACCCAGAGGACATCGCGGACCTGGATCCTGACGAGGATCAGGACGGCGATGCGACGATCGTGTCCATCACGGGCAGGGACACGACCACGGGATATTGGGAAGTCAGGCTTCACCCGATCCCATCCTCGGCCAGCGACACGATCAAGTATCGATACCGGGCGTTCATAACGGAGTTCACATCCGCGATGGACGCTACGGACATGGCCCCGAAATACCCGGCCTGGCTCCAGAACGCCCTCCTGTGGGGAACGTGCGCCATGATAAAAGAGGAGAAGGAGAACGCGACCGCCACGGTCGAGTGGGAAAAGTACACGGCGAGCATAAACTTCGGATCAGGGCTGAACAAGGAACAGAGCGTGCCAGCGTCCATATCTATGGGCAGGGCAGACCGGGCCAGTAGCTTCAGGTTTGACATGGAGATAGTGCCAGACTGATGCCAGAACCACCCACCACAGTCACGCGGGGTCCGTTCCCAAGGGGCGTGAACTACAGCCGCCCGGCGGACGAGATCCGTGACGACGAGCTGTACGAGATGCAGAACTGCCGCCTGGGAAACATAGGCCAGGTCGTGAAGCGGTCCGGGTCCACTCCCCTGAACGCCACGGCCCTGAACAGTGGAGCGACCGTGACGGCCTGCGGAAAGCAGCGATTCTCGTCATCGTCCCAAAAGACCTTTGCCATCATCGGCAACAAGTTCTACGAAAACGTTGAGGCCGGCACCCCGGACGACCGCACGAACAGCAAGACCATCACCGCCGCGGACGACAACACCTGGGAGACGGTGAACGCCGGAGGAACGCTGGTCGGTCACAATGGAGTGTCCGGAGACACCATCATCAAGTGGGCAGCTTCCGGGAACCTGGCCACGCTGGACGTTGACAGCCGGTTCACCACCTCGGAGCACGTCGAGTGGTTCGACCGCAGGGCCTGGTGGGGGAACCTGTCGTCCGGAGCGAACCGAGTCTGGTACAGTGACGCAGACGACATCGAGACCTACGGGGCCACCAGTTTCCAGACGTTCGACTACGACGTCACGGGGATCAAGGCGATGGTGGGCGGGATCTACGTCCACACCGCCAGGACCATCACGATCGTCACGCCCACGCGAGACTCCAGCGCCCCCTACCGCAAGACGGACATCATCATCGCCGAGAACAACATGGGGGGGAGCGAGTCTGGCAGGGCCATCGTGAACGTCCCCGGGATCGGCCAGTGCTTCCCCAGGCGTGACGGCATCTACGCCCTGACGCCAGGCCAGGAACTGATCAAGATCAGCGAGAAGCTGGACGGCAGCCGGTTCTGGAACACCATCAACGGTGACCGCCTGGCCTACAGCTTTGCCGAGATATACCCACTCCGAGGGTGGGTAATCTTCTGGCTACCCTACGGGGCCTCCCAGACCAATATGAACCGACCCATGATCTTCGACTACCGCCTCAGCAAGATCATGGGCGAGTGGGTATGGCACGGTCCGGACGCGAACCTGACTCGCAACTGCGGTGCCGTGATCGACGGTCTTCCGTACTTCGGAGGGTTCGACGGGTTTGTATACAAGCACGAAACCGGAGCGTTCGACAACGACGGCACGAGCAACAACGCATATGACGCCTATTTCTCCACGGGGATGCTGCCCCCGAGCGGCTACAACGACGACTGCAGGTGGACGAAGGCCCGCGTTTTCTACGAAGTGGCTGGCATCCACACCGTGGACGTGCAGGAAACGTCCCCGGACATCGCAGCTAGGACCCAAACTATGCAGCTGGGTGGAGTTTACGCAGGGATCGGCGTGGACTTTGCCATCGGTATTTCTCCCATCGCAGGCAACTCCGAGGTCGCCTACGCCGACATGGACCTGCAGGGAAGCAGCCCCTTTAAGCAAATCAAGATCCGCAACGCCAACGTCAGCCAGGCGTTTACCATCAGACGCATCGTGAAGGCCTTTGAGAACGTGGGGGCGGTTCGTCGCCAGCTTTCCGGGAGATAGTCGCATGGCCTACATCGATACCACCACGACGAAGCCTCCGAGGCCACCACGCAGGACCTGGAGACGGGCACCCAGACCGCAGGGGCCTACCC